ACGCCAAGTTCTAATGCGTCAACGCTAACAATAGAACCACCACTAACTAATGCACTAGCAAATGATGAAGCTGTAACTTATGACAGTGTACCCTTCACAGTTCATTTAAATAGTGATCTTCAAGAGTTCCAAACTAACCAAGTTGATAGTTCTGGGAATTTATTATTTAGTTTTGAATTTGATGTTATTGAGAGTATCTAATGGCAAGAGGATTAACAAGTGCTGTCAAAACAGAATTGGCAACAGGAAATGTTAGACCTGTTAATTTAATTTATATTGGATTCCCAACACCAGTTTATTTAACTACTGCAAGTTTTGATTTAACATCAAGTGTATCTGGTAGTTCACAAACATATACTGCTAGTGGTCATTTATTAGGCATATCAAATGTAGGTGAAGCAAATCAACCGATAAAGAATACAATTCAAATTAGTTTATCTGGTGTTGAACAAACTTATATTGCTGTTGCTTTAAATAATAACATCATAGGTGATGAAGTAAAAATTTGGAAAGGATTATTAAATACTTCTAATGCATTAATTGCTGATCCATTTTTATTATATTATGGAACTATAGATGAGTTTAGTATAACCGATAATACAGATGTTGCTAATCTAGTTTTAAGTACAACTTCACATTGGGGACAATTTGAAAAAATAAGTGGCAGACAAACTTCTAATAATTCACAACAACGTTTTTTTTCTACTGATCAAGGAATGGAATTTTCTGCATTAACAGTTCAAGATATTAGATGGGGTAAAGAGTAATGGGTTTATTTGATAGTATATTAAAAATTTTTGATCCTATTGTTAAGATTGTAGAAAAGGCAATCTCTTGGCTAATACCAATGCCAGAGATACCAGACTATGGCGATAATTTACCAGAACAAAATGCAAAAGGTGTTTTAATAAATAAAACAAGTTCTAATGCACATATCCCTGTAATTTATGGAACTAGGAAAGTTGGGGGTAATGTTGTTTTCTTAGAAACATCTGGAGAAGATAACACTTATCTTTATATGGCAATTATTCTAAGTGAAGGAGAAATTTCAGATATAAATGAAATATATGTAAATGATAATTTAGTAACATGGTCTGGAGATTTAGCAGACAATACACAAGTTACAGTTAATGCTAGTGATTCAAATTATTATAAAGATAGTGAAAGTTTAATCACAGTTGAGCCACATTTTGGTTCTGATAGTCAAACTGCTTCAAGTCTTTTATCTACTTTATCATCTTGGGGTTCTAATCATAAACTACAAGGGTTAAGTTATTTGGCTATTCGCTTTCAATGGAACTCTGACGCTTTCGGTTCTATTCCAACAGTTCACTCAGTAGTTAAAGGTAAAAAAGTTTATAACCCAAATTTAGATAGCACAAAAACTGGTGGTTCTGGTTCTCATAGAGAAGATAATTCAAGCACTTGGGAATATTCAGATAACGCAGTTTTTCAATTATTAGATTATTTACGCAACGATAGATTTGGAATGGGAATAGCTAACGAATATTTTGATTCTAACTATGCTGATTGGCAAACGGCTGGTGATGTTTGTGATACAGACATAACGCCTTATAGTGGTGCTAGTGCTATTGATTTAATGGATAGCCACGCAGTTATAGATACATCTAAAAAAGCTATTGATAACGTCAAAGAATTTTTAAAAGGGTGTAGAGGTTTTTTAAATTATACAGGTGGTGCTTATAAAATACTTATAGAAACAACTGGCTCTGCAAGTATAAGTTTAACAGAGGATAATATTATAGGTGGTATATCTGTATCATCTAAAAATAAAAACTCACGATTTAATAGAGTTATAGTTTCATTTATTAATCCAGATAAAAATTATCAATCAGATGAAGCACAGTTTCCACCAGTAAATGAAACTGGTTTAGCGAGTGCAGATCAACACGCAAATCTTTTAAGTGATGATGGTGGAATTTTATTAGAAGGTCGTTTTGATTTCCCTACATTAAATAGTCCATATCAAGCACAAGAAATGGCAGAAATTATTTTGCGTAGATCAAGATCAAGTTTAGATGTATCACTAAAAGCAGACGCAACCGCCCTAGATTTATCCGTAGGCGATATAGTAAACATCACTCACGCTACTCCAAGTTTTAGTGCTAAGCCATTTAGAGTAGCCAGTATCACTTTGAATACTGATCTAACAGTTGATTTACAATTAACAGAACATCAAGATAGTTATTACACATTCGGCACACAGCAAGAAGTAGCAACTATTCCAGATACAACGTTGCCAAATCCTTTTAGTATTCTTCCCCCAGCTAGTATTACTCTAGATGATGATTTAGTAGAATATAATGATGGAACTGTCATAACTAGATTAAAAATAACAGTAGGTGCTTCTCTTGATAACTTTGTTGATAATTATGAGGTACAAGTAAAACAAACATTAGATAAAGATGATAACGCAGTTGTTGATGATTTTAGAGAAATAGCAACAGGTAAAATTTTAGAATACCAATTATTAAATGCAATAGATGGGGCAACATATCAAGTTAGAGTTAGAGCAGTTAATAGTTTAGGGGTAAAATCAACATATGTATCTGGAACAAGAAAAATTGTTGGTGCTACCGAGCCACCGCAAAATATTACAGCTTTTGGTTTATCTATGGTTGGTTCTGATCAAATGCAATTATCTTGGACACCTGTAACTGATTTAGATGTAGAATTTTATGAAATACGCTATCAAAAACTAGGTAGTGGTGCTTCATGGTTTAATTCAACAGATTTAGTTCAAGTTCCTAGAAGAAAATCTAATAGTGTTCTAGTTAATAGTATAGAGCCACCTTTTGCTTTAGGGATAAAAGCAGTTGACAAGTTAGGCAACGAAAGTCTTGAGCCAGCATTTATTTATTCTAATACTTTTGGTTTAAATAATTTTACTAATGTTTTAAACATTAATGAACACCCAGATTTTAATGGAACAAAAACTAATGTCTTTAAAAGGCAAATAGATGGAACAAATTGTATTACTTTAGATACAATAACATTATTTGATTCTACTACTGGATTATTTGATAGCATAGATTCTAACTTTGTGTTTGAAACAGGCGGAGTAAATAAAAATATTATTAATTCTGGAACATATGATTTTGAAAATACCCTAACTTTGCCAGATGTTTATGATATGACTTTTTCTGTTGAGATTGATATGGTTGCAGATGATCCATACGACTTATTTGATTCTGGGCGTACTGCTGAATTATTTGATTTTGCTAAAGCACCATTTGATGGAAACTTACCTACAAATGCTGGAACAGTTATTCAAATAGGTGCTAGTAATACATCATTAGATGATATTTCTACCTTTACTGGTATTGCTCAACAGGGTACATTTACAGGCAGATATTTTAAATTTAGATCAGTTTTATTATCTAATAATAATCAAGCTAGAGCATTAGTAAAAGAATTAAAAGTTAAAATTAATGTAGAAAAAAGAAATGAAACTGGTGATGATGTTGTTTCTGGTGCTGGTTCTAAGTCTATTACTTTTACTAATGGTTTTTATAATACACCAAATATCACCATTACAGCACAAGATATGGCAACAGGGGACTATTTTGTTATAAGTAATAAAACAAAGAATGGCTTTGATATTATATTTAAGAATAGTTCTGATACAGCGATAAGTCGTACATTTGATTTTAACGCACAAGGATTTGGGTTGAAAAGTGCTTAACAATAATTTAAGGAGTTAATTATGAGTCAAGTTTCACAAATAACAATAGATAACGTAGCTTTCGGAACTTTTAGATCAAATCTAAATGATACTTTATCTGCATTAAATACAACACAATCTGGAACATCAAGACCAAGTTCCGCAGTAGCTGGAACTATTTGGCTAGATACAACAACAGCCGCTAGTCCAACACTAAAATATTATGATGGTTCAGACGACATTTCCCTAGCAACTTTAGATCATTCGGCAAATACAGTTAACTGGTTAGATAGTGCTGTTTCTGTTGCTGGATTAACAACAACTGCTACTGGAACTGTTTTAACTTTACAAGATACTAATATTGAAGTTTCTGGTGGTTCAACGCAAGGTGGAGAAATACGTTTTAAAGAAGATTCAGACACAGGTTCAAATTATACTGCTTTAAAAGCTGGAAACCCAACTTCTAATGTCACTTTTACATTACCAATAGCAGATGGTACATCTGGACAGGCAATAACCACTGATGGAAGTGGTAATTTAAGTTTTGCTGATTCTGGTGGAGGTTCTGCGGCTGATGACATTACAGCTGGAGATTCTGCTGTAAGTTTAAGCACAACTTCTGGAAACATAACTATTGAAAATGACGCTAGTGATGGCGACATAATATTTAAAGTTAATGATGGTGGTGTTGATAAAACAGTATTTACTATTGATGGTTCTGATAACGGAAAACTTATTTTTCAAGATGATGTAGCGGCTATTTCATTAGACAAATTAATTGGAAAATTTGATACAGATACAGGAATTGATTTTGGTGTAACAGTTGGTGGTGGAGATGCTTCTTCGGCAGACCCATCAAATGTTATATCATTTACAACAGGTGGCGATGAAATGATGCGACTTGTTACAGAAAGACAAAATTATACTACTTTAGCTGTAGGTGATACTTCAAATTTAACATATCACGGATATGTATTTGCTCATGGGCATGAAGCAACACAAAATGGAGGTTCTCAAATTGTTATATTTAGGCATGAAGGAACTTCACCTTATGGTATGCAAATTCATTTTTCTGGTCAAAGTCCAGATAATAATACTCAACATTTTATAAATTGTAGAGATCAATCTAGTGATAGATTTAGAGTTGAGTCTGATGGTGATGTTCAAAACCACGATAATTCTTATGGTTCAATATCAGATGAAAGAATTAAAGATAATATTGCAGATGCTTCATCACAATGGGACGATATTAAAGCATTAAAAGTTCGTAAATTTAAAATGAAAGATGATATTTTACAATATGGTGCAGAAAATGCTACATATAAATTAGGGTTGATTGCACAAGAAACAGAGGCAGTTTGTCCGAATTTAATTAAAAAAAGAAAAGCTAGTGTAGAAGAAGTAAAACACTCATCTGAATTTGGTACGGTTGTTGATGATACTGATGCTCCTATAGTAGATAAACATCAAAACCCTGTTTTAGATGATGATGGAAATCCTACCTATCAAAAAAAGGTTGTTCCTAAAGAAGGTGATGCGGCACTAGTAAGACAAATGAAATATTCCGTTTTATATATGAAAGCAATAAAATGTTTGCAAGAAGCACAGACTCGTATTGAAACATTAGAATCTAAAGTAAAAACTTTAGAAGGAGCATAATGAAAAAATATTTTTTTTTAAATGGTATGCCAAGAGCGGGTAATACTTTACTTGCATCAATATTAAATCAAAATCCAGATATTAAAACAACTGCAAATAGTTTAACAATGGGTTTAATAAAAAAAGCAAATAATTTAAAATCTTTAAGTAATTTAAGTAAAGATGAAGATACAGAAATATTTTTAAATTTTCCAGATCACAATTCTTTAGAAAATGTTATAAAAAATATTATTCCAAATTATTATAAAGATTGGAATTGTAAATATATAATAGATAGAAGCCCAGTTGGTCTTCAAGGTAATTTAG